AACAAATGAAATTGACAAGAAAAATCTTGAAAGAGATGATTGAAGAAGTGATCAAGGAAGCAGCGCCAAACAAAACAGCTAGGAGGAAAGATCCAGCGCAGATGAAGAGGGAAAAGGACTACGCCGCCGCGGTCGCGTCGAAGAACCCTGAGACCTGGGCCAAATCAGACCGCCTTGTCGGTGATCTGGCCGTGAAGAATATCCGTGGAATTTCTTTTATCGGCAACCTTATGACCGTCCCAAAGGGCTCCACCGGAATACCGGAAGATTTAAAAACAAAAATGCTTAATGATTTAAGCGGCTCGAAGATTTTAGAGGCCATGGCGGGGTATAAATTGGTCTACGGAGAGCCGACGGATGAAGTTGAACTAATTTTTGTTGCTTTATTCCATCTTAACCGCGCTATCAAACAAAGTGAAAAAAAACCAATTAAATATGACTTTGACCTTCTGAATTATGGGGGAAATTATTTCACAGATGTTTTTAATAAGATTTCAAAAAGAGGTAGAGTGATTCTTTTTGATATTTTAAGAAAAGCCGGGCTTCCTTTGTCTAAAATTGTAAAAGATCCAAATGTGGCTAAACATCTTTCCCATACTTCACGCAGGAAAACTAGTATTCCACGCAAGAGAGTCAGGAAATCTGCAAGCAGGTACAGAAATAGAGCCTACGTCGGAGCAGTTCAAAAAATTGTTAATTTGTTTGTTAAGGCTGGACAAATTGATACTCCACTCTTAACAGTTGACCGGTCTTATGGCCCCAAAACTAGGACAGGTGTTAAAGCACTTCAGAGGAAATTGGGAGTTAAGCCCGATCGGTACTTCGGACCGAAAACTGCATGCGCTTTAAGTTCTCTTCTGCAAAGAGAATATACACATGACTCTGAATATCAGACGAAAGATAAGAAATGGCGGTCAGAAAATTGCAAGAGTCCCAGATGGGTTATAACATTAGCCTTTGACACCGCGCTGGAGGACATGTTGAAACGCAGCAAACAAAAAAAGAAAGCCGGCCCGCCCCCGTTCAACAAGGAAGATGGCAAGGCAAGACAACTTGGTGATCTTTTCGGCTTCCATGCCGCGCATGGCGTGGATGCGGCAGGACGACCACTTCCCCCGCCACCTCCCAAGGAGAAAGATGCCAAGCGAGCTGATGATCTTCTCGCCCGTCAACGCGCACAGAAGCAGCGGCGCTGATCTCCACGCAGACGGAGAAGGTCTCCACGAATCTGGGTATGGACTTATAACTAAAGGAAATAAAAAAAACATGCAAGCAAAAGAACTAGAAATCATCAGAGGAATCGCCCAAGCAGCTTCCATGGGTTACGATGGAGCTTTGGACGATGAAGGAAAGCCAATCAAAATTGGCTTGAAAAGAGACGAAGGAAATCCCATTGTTGACAGCCGACACATGGATGGCTTCAAAATTTCCTTCAAAGGTCCGGTCCTTTGTTTGAAATATCAAACAGAAGTAAAACTAAAAGACGTTCATCAAAAAGGATTTGAAAACGAAATCAGATCCACAATGAATTCAATTGCTTCTTTCCTTAAAAAAGAATACAAAAAAGTAACAAAGAAAAACCTTAATTTAACTTCAATGGGCGAACCAAAGATTGACATTCAAAGAATTTCAAGTGTTCGTTCTGATCTTCATGCTTTCCAAGAGTTCAAAATTGGTGGCTTGACAAACACTTTGAAATATGGGCATTTAGAGTCCAAAGAAGAAAACGAAAGAAAGATTGAAGATTCAATCCGCAAATTTCTTGAATTAGGGAGAAAGAAATGAAAAAGAACATTTTAGAAGAAGCCTTGAGAAAGCAAATTAGAGAGATCCTTAGTGAAGAAGTGATGTTGGAGCAGCCATTTCCCGGGCTGGCCCGACCCCCGCGCAAGGGCGAACGAAACATACCCGCCAAGGCAGCACCGGCCAAGGCAGCGCCCGCAAAAGCAGCGCCCGCAAAAGCAGCGCCGGCCAAGGCAGCGCCCGCAAAAGCAGCGCCGGCCAAGAAAGCACCGAAGAAAGCACGGAAGAAAAAGTCTAGATATCGAGACATAGATTATGTCCAAGCGGTTAGTGACATTGCAAACAAATATGGCGAAGGAATAAGTATCTTCGAAGATCCTTCTCAAGGTCTATATCGCGACTTAGAACGTGAGACTTATGATAAAAAACTCAAAAAAAGCGTAATAAAATTACAAAAAAAATTGGGTCTTAGAGGTCGTGAAGTAGATGGTTGGTTCGGGCCTAAAACGGCTTGTGTGCTTAAGATGAGCTCATTCGTCAAGAGGTTTAAATACAAGATTAATGTAGGCTGTTTTAAAAAAGAATGGGTCATGAAATTAGCCGATTATCTTCGCGAAGAAGAGCAGGCAAATGCCAGAAAAGGTGCAAGTAAATCAAAGCCTAAAAAAGCTAAAGCCTCTTTTAATGCATATTATAATCAATTTATGCGTTGGAAAAAAAGAATTTCTAGAATTCAAATTCTAGCAATGAATGGGATTCACAAGGTCACCGACTTTGGCGTCCGGTCAGAATTGAGCGAAATACGAGCTAGCCTCGAAAGATTAAAGAGGAAAGCGGTAGCAGATAACAAATTAGAAAATCGAGAATCGTTAATACAACAGATTTCAGACGAAATCATCGTAGTTGATGATATGCTAAAAGATCCCTCTAATTATGATTCTAGTATCAAACCGAGAGGTTACAAAACTGCTAAAAAATCTAAAATAAAAGAATCCAAATTCTCCAATGACAAAGAACTTCAAAATCTAATGGAATCGTTCAAAAAATTTACAAGGAATGACTAAACTTGAATGGGAAAATACAAACTAACCAAAAAACAAGTCAAACAAGAGATATTGAAATGCGGAAAAGATCCAGATTACTTTATCAAAAACTACGCTAGAATATCTCACCCCCTCAAGGGATTGATCCCTTTCCACACCTTTCCTTTCCAAGCACAGCTTTTAAAAGACTTTAACAGATACAGATTTAATATTATCCTAAAAGCTAGGCAGTTGGGTATTTCAACAATCTCTGCTGCTTATGTTTCTTGGTTAATGTTGTTTCACAAAGAAAAGAACGTTTTGGTTATTGCAACGCAGTTCAAAACAGCAAAGAACTTGGTTCGCAAAGTAAAGCAAATAATGAAAAACGTTCCGGACTGGTTAAGGATCGCAACAATCAAGATCGACAACCAAGCTTCGTTTGAGCTTTCGAATGGTTCGCAGATCAAAGCAACATCGACTAGTTCGGATGCTGGGCGTTCTGAAGCGCTTTCTCTTTTGGTTGTTGACGAAGCTGCACACATTGAAAACATGGATGAGCTTTGGGCTGGTCTTTATCCTACAATCTCAACTGGTGGTCGCGTTATCGCTCTTTCAACTCCAAAAGGTGTTGGAAACTGGTTTCACAAAACTTGCTCAGAATCAATGCAAGAAAAAAACGACTTTTATTTAACAACTCTTCCATGGGATGTTCACCCTGAAAGAGACCAAAAGTGGTTTGAAAAAGAAACCAGAAACATGACAAAAAGAGAGATCGCACAGGAATTGCTTTGCAACTTCAATGCTTCTGGTGAAACAGTGATTCATTCAGATGACCTAGAATTAATTGAACAAAAGATATGCGCTCCAAAATACAAAACCGGCTTTGATCGGAATTATTGGATCTGGGAAGAATACAAATCAGGAAACACTTATCTTCTTTCTGCTGACGTTTCTAGAGGCGATGGAAAAGACTTTTCTGTTTTTCACATTATAAAATTAGACACAATGGAGATTGTGGCAGAATATCAAGGAAAAATGCAACCAGATCAATACGCTCCCTTTTTAGCTTCTGCCGGGAGAGAATATGGGAATTGCATGTTGGTTGTTGAGAACAACAACATTGGATATGGTGTTTTGGAAAAGCTTATGGATTTAGATTATCCAAACCTTTATTACTCTATCAAATCAACTCACGAATATATCGATGCTGTTAGTGCAATTGGCAACTCAAATTCAGTTCCGGGCTTTACTACCAGTATGAAAACAAGACCATTAATTATTGCGAAGCTGGAAGAATTCGTTAGAAACAAACTAATTAATCTTAAGTCTATGCGCCTTTTGCAAGAGTTGAGAACGTTTGTTTGGAACAACGGAAGGCCGGAAGCAATGCGAGGATATAACGATGATTTGGTTATGTCTTTGGCAATTGCTTGTTGGATTAGGGACACTGCCCTAGTTAAAAGCAAAAAAGATAGAGATTACAACAAAGCAATGTTAGATGCTTTGTTTGTTTCAAACACAAAATTAAACACTCAAATTAAAGGCATGGATGGATACAATAAAAAAGAAGATTTTATCTCAACTATGATTGAAGAAAAGAAAAATCAAAAAGAATTCTTTTGGATCTACAAAGGCTAATAAATGAGTAATCAAAACAAAAAACAAAACAAACAAGAAAACAACCCTAGAAATGCTAGTTCTGTTCTCTATAAAAGGCTCACGCGCCTTTTGTCTGGCCCTCTGAATATATACAGAGCGCAAGATTATAGAAAACAAAAGCCTCATCAAATGGATAAGTACGGCTCCCTGTTCAAATCAGCGAGCGGTCAAGCGTTCAAGAAATCTTCATACGATCCCTTTAGCAATGTAAAGATCAATTACATCTCAAACCAAAACCGTTCTGAAAGATATGCAGATTTTGATCAAATGGAATACACTCCGGAGATCGCTTCGGCAATGGACATTTATGCAGATGAAATGACAACGCACACACTCACTGGAAAAATGCTGAAGATTGAAAGTAGAAATGAAGAAATCAGAACAATCTTGAATAACCTTTATGATAATGTTTTGAATGTTGAGTTTAACCTTTTTGGGTGGTGTCGCTCCATGTGTAAGTATGGAGATTTCTTTCTTTATTTGGATATTGATGATGCCTTGGGCGTTACAAATGTTATTGGTCTTCCTTCCATGGAAGTTGAAAGATTGGAAGGCGAAGATGAAACAAACCCAAATTATATTCAGTTTCAGTGGAACCAAGGTGGAATGACTTTTGAAAATTGGCAGGTTGCTCATTTTCGAATCTTAGGAAACGACAAGTACGCTCCTTATGGCACCTCTATCTTGGAGCCAGCAAGAAGAATCTGGAGACAACTAACTCTTTTAGAAGATGCAATGATGGCATATAGGATTGTTAGATCTCCAGAAAGAAGATTGTTCAAGATTGAGGTTGGTGGCATTGCACCAGAAGATGTTCCGCAATACATGGAAAGAGTTCAAACTCAATTAAAAAGAAATTCAATTATTGATTCTTCTACCGGTCGAGTTGATCTTCGTTATAACCCTCTCTCTGTTGAAGAAGATTACTTTCTTCCTATGAGAAATGGAGTTGGCTCTGATATTGGTACATTGGCCGGCGGAACTTACACTGGCGATATTGATGATGTAAAATATCTTAGAGATAAGCTTTTCTCTGCCTTGAAGGTTCCGCAGTCTTATCTTTCTAGAGGTGAAGGTTCTGAAGAAGACAAAACAACATTGGCTCAAAAAGATGTTCGATTTGCAAGAACGATTCAACGACTTCAAAGATCTGTGATTTCAGAATTAGAAAAGGTTGGAGTTGTTCATCTTTATACTTTGGGCTATCGCGGAGATGATCTGATCAATTTTAAAATTGCCCTGAACAACCCTTCGAAGATTTCTGAACTTCAAGAACTGGAACATTGGAGAACCAAATTTGATGTTGCTGCCGCTGCAACCGAAGGTTTCTTTTCAAAAAGATGGGTTGCAACAAATATGTTTGGCATGAGTGAGGGTGAATACCTTCGAAACATTCGCGAAATGTTCTATGACCGTCAAGTATCTGCTCAATTGGAACTTGAAACACAAGCTGCTTCAGCTATTGGCGGAGGGGGCTTTGGAGGCGATATGGGAGGCGATCTCGGCGGAGGTGACCTAGGAGGTGACATGGGTGGAGATCTTGGCGCAGAAGGCCCCGGAGAAGGCTTGGGAGGCGAACCCGGAGGTGATCTAGGAGGAGATCTTGGTGGAGAAGCTCCAACACCCGAGCCCGGAGGCGGTGAAGCTGCCGGAGGGGGTGAAGCTGGTGGAGAAACTGATCTTCTCGCAGCGCCACCAGCAAAAAGGGATATTCCACCACCGGTCTATGACCATTCAATCTCTGGTTTGTCAAAGAAAAGAAGAATGCTGGATGAAGACGACGAAGATTATGATCGCTCAAAAGGTAAAAAGTATACTCCAGTTCGTCATGATAAAAGAACATCTTCTGCGCCTAGGAAGAAAAGCTTTGATAAGCTTTACAACAAATCGGCAACAAAATCAACTAGACGAAATCTTTATCCCGGACTTTCTGGCTTAACTCAGCAAAGTTTGGGCATTTTTGAAAATGCCATGGCTTCCGAAGAAGAGAAGATCTTATCTACAAGCAAGGAACTAGTTAAACTCACTGAACAATTGGAGAAAACTAAAAAATGAAAAAAGTTCGTCATAAACATAATAAGAAAAGAAATACCGCTTTTCTTTATGAGGCTTTGGTTCGTGAATTAACAGAGTCGGTTATAAAGAAAGATTTTGAAAGCAAAAAGAAAATTCTTTCTATTTTGAAAGAGTTTTTTAAAAAAGGCACCATGCTTAAAAAAGAGCTTGACATTTACAAAGCTCTTTATGAAACAAAAGAAGTTGATATTGCCAGTGCAGAAAAGATTTTGACTGAGGCGAAAAAGCAGCATAAGGTTGAAATTGACAAAACTCAACTTTTCAATGAACAAACAAGATTGATCAAAATGATCGCTTCAAGTTTGTCTAATAAGGTATTCAACAACTTTATTCCAAATTATCGTTCAATTGCAACAGTTTCGCAAATGTTTGGAGATCTTCCGATCACTGATCGTGTTCTTTTAGAGCAAACAACGGTACGAAGAATGTCAACGATCTCTCTGATCAAAGAAGAGAAAGAAATCAAACCAGTAACTCAATTAGCCTTTAAAACTTTCCTTAAGAAGTTTAATGAGTCTTACGGAGAGGAATTGGACGATTCTCAGAAAAAGCTTTTAGAGCAGTATGTTCTTTCTTACAGCGAAGATAATCCTGAATTTAAAATTCACATGAACGGCGTTATTTCAACTATCAAAGAAGAGATTGGCTTTATTTTGGAAAATGTAGATTTAACTTTGGTAACAAAAGAAAGAATCAAAAAAGTGTACACAGTTGTTGAAGGTTTGGCAACAAAGCCAATCAACAAAGAAACAATCTCAAAGGTTTTGAAGGTTCAGAATCTGATCAAAGAGGTTAAGCAAAATGTCAATTAAAGTTAAAGTTGTAAAAGGCGATGGACCTATCGATGTTACTATCTATAAAAAGTCTGCCCCTTCTATCACAGTTAAGATTCCATTTGAGATTGACATTGCTAGGACAATCGATGGGCAGATCCTAGTGAAAGATCATCCAGAAATCGATATTGTTATCGATCCTCTTAAGAATAAGATCATGACTATGAACAAAGAAGGTTTTGATTATGAATCTTATGGTCATTCTGATGAATTTTTCAATGCAATGCACAAAGCAAAAATTATTGAACCTGATTCTATCAAGGCTTCTAATGTCTTCGGTTCTTTTGAGGCTCTAATCAGAAAACCTATTTTGGATTCAGAAGATTCTCTTCAGCAAACTCTCTTAACTGTTGCTAGATTTATTGTTAAAGAAAGAGACTTCTTCAATTATACTTCCGATATTAAGAAAGAAATGGAAAAAAGATTGTTCGCACCAGAAGACCACGAAACAACAGAGCTTGGAGAAATTCCACATGAAGAAGCAAAAGGCTCTATCGTTCCCGGCTTGGTGCGAAGATTTGGACAAGGTTACTACTACATCTATGAAGGAAAACAAAAGTGAAAGATATTCTTCTTTTTGTTTTGATTTCTTATGGAATGACACAGATTTTGGTCTATGGAAAGATTTTTGACAAGATTAGACCAAGTTATCATTTCTTTCATTGTTCTATGTGTGTTGGCTTTTGGGTTGGTTGTTTTTTATTTGGAACGAATCCATATTCACAACTATTTAATTTTAAATGGAATTTGTTAAATATTTTCTATTTTGGTTGCTTAAGTTCTGGAACTTCATACGCATTATGCAATTTGTTTGGAGATTCTGGTTTTAGACTAGAGAGGAGTTAATTATGTTTTGCAAGAAGTGGATGCTTCAGCCTGTAAGACGCTGCAAAGGTGGTTGTTAGCTCGCGCCGCTAACGGCGGCATTTAATCAAAACAGCGGGGCTGATCCCGCTGTTTTTTTATTAGGAATGACTAAGCATGGATAAATTTTTGATTAGAGAGTTTTTTGAGCTTTGTCCGGATGGAACATGCCAAGATCTCTTAACAGAGTCGGAAAAAAGAAAAATCAGAGACGAAGGTGTTGTTTACCTGACCGGTGTAATCCAAGCTGCTGACATGTTGAATGGAAACCAAAGAGTTTATCCAAAAAATATCTTAGCTAGAGAAATTGAAAACTACAAAAACCTTTGTAAAGAAAGAAGGTCGGTTGGTGAATTGGATCATCCAGATGATTCTGTTGTTAACCTTCGAAATGTTTCTCATGTTGTTTTGGATTGCTGGTGGGATAACAATCGCGTTCTTGGAAAGATTGAAGTTTTGAATACTCCCTCTGGAAAGATTCTTAAATCTCTAATCGAAAGTGGAATCAAGCTTGGGATCTCTTCTCGTGGCTTGGGTTCTGTTCGGAAAGAAATGGGAAAGACAATTGTTGAAGACGACTTTCAGCTTATTTGCTTTGACATTGTTCAAGAGCCTAGCACCAACAAAGCTTTCTTAAGCTTAACTGAAAACAAAAAAGTAAAAACCTACTCCAAAGAAGACAAGATCAGTCGAGCTTTGGATGATATTTTGTTATAAGGAAACAAAAAAAATGAAAATCTCAAAAAAACGTTTAAAACAAATCATCGCTGAAGAGTTGAATCTCCTAGAAGTGGAAGAGCCAAAGAAGAAAAAACCAAAAAAAGCGGGACCGGTCTCTATTCAAGGGTTGATCGACAACCTTTTTCCGCTCCTCTCCGGAGTCACATTATCTGACGCAGAAATAAAGATGTTTCATGACCTCATGAAAGCCATGGCACATGCTGGAAACGACCGTGATATCGCTAACGATCCGGGGGTTCAAAGACGGTATGAGAAGTTCATGAGAGTCTTGACAAAAAAAGGTGAAGAATGAAAAAAGAAAAGTTGAAAAAACTGATCAAGCCAATTGTCTCTGAATGCATCACAGAGATTCTAATCCAAGAAGGTTTGGTTGCACGAGTTCTTTCTGAAGCTAAAAGGGTTGAAACACCAGCGCCTGTTAAGGCAGAAAAGAAAGAAAACAACCAAGAAAAACTCAAAGCAGCTAGACAAAGAATGTTAGAATCTATTGGAAAAGATGCTTACAATGGTATTGATTTGTTTGAAGGAACTTCTCCTATTCGAGATTCTGGAGGTCATGGCGCTCTCCAAGGTACAGACCCGAACGATGCTGGCGTGGATTTATCTTCTTTGCCCGGTATGAGCAACTGGTCAGATTTGATTAAATAAGAAAGGAAGACAAATGCCCGTCAACGTTGAAGTAAGACCCAAAAGAAATGAATCTTATGAAAGAATGATCAAAAGATTCATGAAGAAAGTTAAGAAAGAAAGGCTTATTGAGCAGATCAAAGACAAAATGAGATACACAAAGAAAAGTGATCTTAAAAGAGAAAAAGCTAAAAGAGCCAAGAAAAGAATCGAAAAAGAAAAACGAAAACAACAAAACAATTGATTTGTCTTAGGAGATAATAATGGCGATTTATACAACTCCAAATAGTTGGGGTCGAACAAGAAGCCCAAAAAACTTGGCCGGCTCTCAAGGGGCAGAAGTGGATGTTGTTGCAGTTGGGACATTGACCGATGCAACTGATGGATATAAAACAGAGAATCAAAGATATCTTCATGTAATGTTGGTCGACAAGCACAACAGCACCAACTTGAGTGTTACGGTTTATGGATACAATCATGCTTTTGGAAAGTGGGCACCTTTAAACACCTTGGGTGTTGAAACCGGTGTTGACGGTACACCCGTTGTTGTAACCGTCGCAGACTCCCATACTGCTGAAGGTTCGCAGACTGCTAATCAGAGGGAAATGGTGACAGTTGAGATTGCCGGCGTTGATCGCGTTGCTTTTGTTGGAACAACTGCTGATGTTCGATGCTATGCAGCATGTAGTACATTTTAACAAAGGAAAGTGAAATGCCTTTTGTTTTTATAGGAAAAACTCAAACAGTTGATGGTGGAGACGGAGCAATTCAATTCCAAGGATCTACCACAACCCTCTCCGGGAATCAAAGTTTCAGAACAAATGAAACATCTGTTATTGTTAATAATAAACATCTTTCCTTGGACGGTGTTGTTGGAGAACTTGAAACTCCGGCAACTCTTTATTTTTATTCTGGTGTTGAAGGTGGAGATAATATTCAAGTAGATGGAAATGGATTTCAAATTAACTCTTCTACTTCTGCTTATCTTAACGGCTCTACTATTGGAGAGATCTCTGCCCAAGAAGTTGGCCTTTCTGGTTCCAATTCCGTTGCTCTACATTCGGATTCGGGCTTGGTTCATGTTAGTGCTTCCTCTGGTGTGCAGGTCACGGGCTCTTTGAAGGTTGTTGGTAAATTAACGACTACTTCTGGCCATATTCAAAACTATAGAGCGGCTGAAACAACTTCGATCACTGTGGAAACAACCGATCATATTTTAGGTGTCAAGCCAACAACAGCAGGTGGAGAAGTAACAGTTAATCTTCCTGCTGCTGCTGATGCCGGCGCAGGTTATGTTCTTTTAATCAAAGATGTTGAAGGTGGAGCGGGGACCAATAATATTGTCGTTGACGCTTCTGAATTGGAAACAATTGATGGCTCTGCTACTTTTACTATTGGAACAAACTATGCAGCAGCTAACTTTTTCACTGATGGTTCTAATTGGTTTGTTTATTAATAAAGGATTAAAGAAATGGCTTATTTGATAGGCGGTGGTGGAACATCACTCCCAGAATCTACAACAGGAGTTTTTGATGTTTTGGTCCCTAACTTAACTGGCGGCTGGCAAAGATTTAATAGAAAAATTGGGTATACTGATTATAACGCTGATGAATGGACCACGGTAGAGACGATTGATGCATCCAGTACAGCAACAGTTACTCAAACTGGAAATACTATAGTTTTACAAATTGCTTCTCCATCTTCTGCGACTTCGCAAAATTTGGAAATTAAAAAAACCATAGAAGCTCCAAACTTTGTAGTTTTTGGTCATATTAAAACATCTGCAAATAACGTTGGATATCATTTTGGTGGAAAGCCATTCGCCGGCGATACACAAACTAGAGATCTTTTTTATCAAGCAGCATCAACAGCAACAGGGGTCAACGTTGCAACTAAACGCAACGCTTCCGAGTCATACCCCTCTTTAGGGACAACAACAAAAACAACAGGCAACTGGGTTGCTTTTTCAAAGTCCGGGGACGCAATGGGGATGTCTGTTAATGGCACCCTTTCGACATCTGAAAGCCCTCAACTTACATTGGAAGACTTCACAAACTTTACCAGAACAAATATTAATTACAATACCACATCTTACCAGTACCGTGCCGGAACTACAGGTCAATATGATTCTCTAACGCAGAAGTATGTAATTACAATAAATCTAACCACTCCGGCAGCTACCGGAACTTATAGTGTTACAGTTAGTTATTTAGAGCAATTCTTGTTATAAAAAGGAAATAAAATGAGTCACCAAAAAGGATACGTTGTCGTAGATTCTGGAACAAATGCTTTGTTGTCCGGTCAGATGAATATAATGTCACAGGAAGAAGCTAATCGCTTTGTACAAAGCTTAACGGGTTCCGCTTCCGCAGTTGAATTGGTTGGGCTTTCAGAGCCATGGAACCCAACGGCAGACCCTGCTCAAGTCTGGGTTTATGACCCTGCTACAAAGCTTTTAAATATTGAAACACCTTAACGTGTGGTGTTTATTAGAAATAACAACTATTTATTTATAAAATTTAAGTTAACTAGGAGTATAAAACATGTCTTCTATGCTAGAGCAAGCTATTATCGATGCAGAAGCATTAAGAGAAACAGCAATCAAAAATGCTGAACAACAATTAATTGAGCAATATGCAGATCAGATCAAAGAAGCTGTTGACTCCATGTTGGAACAAGACGACCCCATGGGAGAGGATAATCCCGAAAAAACCCCTGAAGAATCTAATCAGGCCGGAAACGTGCAGGGACTTCCTTCTGCTACTTTGCAAGACCCGGATGAAGAAGACGAAGAAGCTATTGAGCTTGAAGTTACCATGCCAAAAGACCCTGAGTCTTTATTGGATTTAAAAGATAAAAAAGGCCCTTCTAGTCTCCAAGAGTTTGTTTCTATTGATTTAGATCTTCTTGAAGAGCAAATCAATCTTTTAGAAAAAGACTGCGCTAGTGGACATTCCAAATTGGAAGAAGAAGAGCCGGATGTTATCTTGGAAGACGATCTTGAAGAAGAAATTGAAATTGATGAAGAACTTGATATTCTTGAAGAAGAAGAATTCGAGATTGAAGATGGCGAAGACGATGAACTGGAACTGGAAGATGATGAAGAACTTTCTGCTCTTTTGGAAGAGCTTATTTTCGATGATGAAGAAGTCCCCCATGGCCATCTTGGCGCGCCAACTCCAAGAGAATATGAAGAAGAAGATGACAAAGATAAGATCAGAGAATTAGCTGATTCCTTGGAAGATGAAAACCAAGATCTTAAAGAGCAAAATTACAGAAGAAAACAATCCTTGAAGAAACTTCAAGCAGATTTACATGAGCAGCAAAAAGTTAACGCTGCTCTTAAAGAACATTTAAACAATGTAAATGTTTCAAATGCAAAATTGTTGTACACGAATAAAGTTTTGAGTAGCACCTCCCTGAATGAGCGACAAAAAGTTAAAATTGTCGAAGCCATTTCAAAAACTGATTCCGTACAAGAAGCGAAGGTTATTTACGAAACCCTTCAAAGCTCAGTGGGTTCGCAAGAGAAAAAGCAACCAAAATCACTTAGCGAAGCAGTATCTAGAAAACCTTCCCTGTTCTTGGCAAGAACCCAAGAACGAAAGCAGCCTGCCCATCCTGAAACTAACAGGTGGAAAAAACTGGCTGGAATTAATTAACTTTTAAAGGAGAAAAGAAAAAATGTCTATTCTGAAAACTTTGACTGAAGGCATTGTCGAACGTGATCTCCAAAAAGAAGGTGCTGCTCTCTTGAACAAATGGGAGCGCACTGGTCTTTTGGAAGGTCTCGAAAAAGATTCCCAGCGACAGGGAATGGCTCGCCTTCTCGAAAACCAAGCAAAACAGCTTTTGAAAGAAGCTTCCTCCATGGCCGGTGGCGATGTTGAAGGTTTCTCTGCTGTTGCTTTCCCGATTGTCCGTCGCGTGTTTGCTTCTTTGATTGCAAACGACCTTGTTTCCGTTCAGCCCATGAGCCTCCCCTCTGGACTGATCTTCTTCTTGGATTTTAAATACGAAGATCCCCAAGCTGCCGGCTCGCGAAATGGTGTCGACGAAGGCGATTCCCTGTATGGTGGTGGAGTTGTGGCTAGCCAAATCACTGGTGGTGTTTCCGACATCACTGAAGAAGGTGGTGGTTTCTACAACTTGGCCAACGCATTTTCTTCGCCCACTGGTTCTCTTGGGCTTACGGATGGCGGCGCAACGACTGCCGCTGCCATTTCGAATGATCACGTTTCGGACGCGCTAAACGGTAGTGATACTGTTTTGACTTCCGCTGGTGTTGCTATTAGCGCACTTTCGGAAGCGCAGAAGAAAGCTATCCGATTTGATCCGGATGTTTTGGCTTCGACTTCTACTGATATTATTAGCCTTGTTGTTGTTAAGCTTACGACTGCAAACATGGCAAAAATCAACAAAGATATGCTGCCTTCCCTTGAGATTTATGCAGGCACGACCGCGCCCAATACCTTTGGTGGTGGTAATGCTCGCGTCATTCGTCGCCTTACGGAACTGGGCTATCGCGGCACCGATGGTGTTTTGAATGCCAGTTCAAAAGCGCAGCACATCTCTTTCTATGTTCAAGCCGACACCGGCGCTTCGATCGCACTCCAAGCTAGTCCTCGACTTCACTTCGCTCAAGTTGATGCATTTGAGAGTAGCAATGCTCTCGGTTCTGTCCGTGGCGCTGATACTTGGGGTCTTGAAGGCGCGGCTGACGCCAACACTAGTTTTGATGGCGTGAATCGCGGCTCTATCCCCGAAATCGACATTAAAGTTGATTCGATTGCTGTGACTGCAATCACCAAAAAGCTGAAAGCAAAATGGTCTCCGGAGCTTGGTCAAGACCTCAACGCATACCATAACTTG